TGGAATCTAATTCACTTTGAAGCCAAGTCGAAAAAGTTGTCACTAGAAACATATTCGCACACAAAGTTAATTCATTGGCGAAATATATTATTCGATATTGACAAATAATAGCCGCGAGAGTATACTTGAAGAGAATTAGATTTTGAACGCATTAGACGTAAGGAGCCACCTATGCCAAAAGTAATCACATTTATTGCGCCAGATGAAATGGTTTCAGAAATTGATGAAGCCGTGAAGCGCCTTGATACTGACCAAAGCAAATTGGTTCGATTAGCCGTTCGCGAAAAACTCAGCAGCATCAAGTCCAGCCTCCCGCCCACCGCCGCCGCCGCGCTTGCGGCCTACCCGCCTTCCGGGGAATAAAGAGGGGTGCAGTTAAAGATATTAATTTAATCTGGACCCCTCTTTATTCCGCCAGACCCACCTCCCCCCGCCGCCAACGGAGCACACCATGAAAACCTGCCGCACCTGCCAAAAACCCTATACCGGGGCGCACTGCCCGGACTGCTACACCGCCAATGGGCAGCACGTTGCCAACACCGCCGCCATCCTCGCGCAAGCGGCGACGTTACCTCTCCCTGGCGACACCGTCATTTTCGACGAAGAGCCGGGCGTCACCTACGCCGTGCTCGCCTCGCGGTTTGATGGGACGACCCCGCTGGCGTGCATTGCGCCGCTGGGGGCCACCACTGGCGAGTGGGTCTACGCCGATTGGAAATAAGCCTACACCAACCTTCCCCGTCTGAGGAGATAGTCACATGCGCGACCCCGCTCTCATCATTGCCACTGGCCTCGCCGCCGCCGCCCTGCTGGGCCTCCAGCACTACGCTGGGCTGCCCTACTTCAAGGCGGCGCTGCGGCGCGACATGCCACTCACCGCCCGCTACGTGATGGGCGTGCTGGCGCTGTACCTCCCGCTGGCCGCGCTGTTTTTGGTATGGGGGCAGATGACCGCCGCCGATGCCATGTGGGCCATGAGCGCGGTGCTGGGGCTTGGCGGCGGCAGCGTCTTCTCTTACCACTGGCTTGACCGGCTGTTCGAGCGCCTGAGTTTACGGCGCGACGAACAGCCAGAGTGACCGGATGTCCACCTGCGCGCGCCGCACGCGGCCCCCGCAGCAACTCGCCGAAGTCCTAAATGCCGTTTTAGACGGCAAGGCCCGCCTGAGCGATTGCGCGTTTCGCCTCCGAGTGATGGACGCCAAATTACGCAACACGCTGGAAACCACCGCCGACCGCGCTGCCATCACCCGTCTGACAAGCGCCATGACAGAAATCGAGGGCACCCGCGCCAACCTCGCGGCCCTCGACGGAATTCTGACCGACCTGCAACGCCACTTTGAGGACACCGCCAATGACCACCCTGCTTGAACTCGCCGACCTGCTCGGCCAACTCATCCGCCAGGACTATGGCCCCCGCACCTGGGGAAACGTAGTCGCCCAATTCCGCTGCCTCAGCGGATTTTAGGAGCCGCCATGCTGACCGAAATTCTCCACATTGCCACCGACATCCGCACCGGCGCGTTGCCCGTGCGCGAAATCCCAGCCTTTCTGCTCTGCACGCTCCCGCGCCCGCTGACCGTTTTCTGCGCCGCTGTCGCCGTGATTGGCACGGTTGTAGCGCTGTGGTGGCGCAAATGAAGACCATCGAGGCCTATAAGGCCCAAGCCATTGGGGGCGGCCAAATCGAATCGGTCACGCTTGTGCTCAGCGTCCCTATTCCAGAATTCAAAACAGTCGGATTTTCCAACGACACATTTGATGCCGATGCTGACGCTATCTTCGACCAAGTGCTTTCAAAACTTCCCGGCGGCACGTTTGACCGGCTGCTGGTCAAGATGCTGGAGCGCAAGGTTTCGTCGTTTGCGGTGCCCCTATGAACATCAAGACCATCTCCGTCACCTACGAGCGCAAACTCAACCTCGGCGATTTCAATAGCGCCGCCATTGGCGTCACCGTGTGGGCCGATGTGGAAGACGGCGAAGACCCCGCCGCCGCCACCAACGCCCTGTTTGCCAAAGCCAAATCTGCCGTCAAAGAGCAGGCCATGCCGCTGCTCAGCAAAGTGAACGCCCAAACCCGCGAGTTTTTCATGGGCAAGCCCGTGGAAAGCGCACCCGCCAATTAGGAGCCGCACATGATTAAGAACCTGACTGACCCCGAAAGCTTGCTTCCCCGCTTGCCGCGCCTCGGCAAGCTACGCAAGGGCGGCGAAAAGACCAGCAAGGGCTACGGCCCCGACCTCGACCACTTCCGTTTCACCAGCGACAACCCCGAAGCGCTGGCCGCGTGGAACGCCGCTTTCCCCAAGCCCCCCCGCGAACTGACCATCTACCTGCCTTACGAAACCGCCGCCGAAAACTTCACCACCTGGGTGGAACTGTGGAGCTCGTCTGGCCTGGAGCACCGCTGCGACGGCGAGATGATGACCATCTGGCGCGATGGGGACAAGATGGTCAAGGGTCAGCGCCCTTGCACCGGCGGGCACGAAAAAGGCGACCCGCGCCGCGACGCGGTGGGGCGCTTGGAATTTGTGGTGCCGCAGTTGTTACAGGCGGGGTATGTGGGCACCGTGGTGATGGAGACCCACTCCATCAACGACATCGTGTTTATCGCGGGCGTCCTGGCCGGTCTGGAGCGCAAGCACGCCCGGCTGAGCGGTGTGGCCTTCCGCCTCTATCGCCAGCAGGAAAAAATCAGCGTGCCGGGGTGGGGCGACCGCCAGGGCCAGCGCCAGCGCACCGACAAATGGCTGGTCAAAATCGAGCCAGACGCCGCCTTTATGCGCCGCGAGATTGCCCTGGCCCGCGCCGCCGCCCTCGACCTGCCCGCGCCTGAAGTGGTTGACGCCACTACCGGTGAGTACGTGCTGGCCGAACCCGCCCCCATGCCCGCGCTGCCGGCCCCGCGCCAATCCGCGCAACCCGCGCAGCCAGTAAGAGCGGATTCTATCCGCGAGCCCGCCAAGCCGCTCTCCAACTCGCATAAGGCCGCCGCGCAAACGCAGCCCACGGCATCCAACGGGAACGGGAACGGCAAAAAACTCGCGTCACTCGAAAAACTCAAAGAGCGTTGGAACACGCTCTGGCAATGGAAAATCGCGCTCGGCATCAAGGCCGATGCTATCCCGCAAGGGGCCGCGTCAGAGCAGTACATCGCCGCTGGGCGCGCCCTGCACGCCGCGCTTGTCACCCGCGCCAAAGAAATTCTCCCCGCCGACTTCGGCTGGCCTGACAACGACGACACCATCGAGGCCGCTGTGAACACGCTCGCCAACCTCAAAGACGAAGCCGCCGCCGTCACGCTGGAGGCCGCATGAACGCCTCATCTACCCGCCTAATCGAAATTGCCGCCACGCTGGGCACGCTCATCCGCGCCCGCCGTGACCACCAAATCGAACTCTCGCATCAGCAGAGCGACTATGCCGCCCGCGTGCTGGCCTTGGCCCCAGCGGACGGCTGGCCGGGCAAAAATGAGGAGATGCGGAGCCTAGCCCGCCAGCGCGCCGAGGCTGACGACCCGGCGCTCAAGGCGCTGCGCGACATGCAGTCTGAAACCGCCGACGAACTGAGCGCCATCGAATCCGACATCGAATCCCTGTCCGTCGAGCGCCGCGCCATCGAATGGCTCATCCGCGACCGCATGGCATCCGCCCTGGGGGGGCGCGACGACGACCCATCCGCCGACGCCGAACGGGACGACACTGGCGCGCTCGCCGACCATGCGGCTGACCTGCTGCTCGCAGAGCAGATTGACGCCTACGCAGACGACGACGAACTCCCGTTTTGACCCCATAACCCAATGTGCCAGACATCATTGAAAACGTCCTCCTTGCCCAGTTGCGCCTTCACCAGGCGCAACTGCGGCAGGCCCGTGAGCAACTCGGCGAGCAGGACTGGCAGCCGCCGGACCCGCCGCCCGACCCGCCCCCATTCTCTGATTTTCGCCTGAAGCCCCTCGCCATGTCGTCCTTGCCGCCACTGCCCGCCGCCGTCAGTCTCGAAACCGCCCGCGCCGAATTGCCGCGCGTGGGGCGGGATTATCTGGACAGCGACACCGATTCCGTGTTGCTGGTGCGCGGCGACCCCGGCATTGGCAAGACCCACGCGCTGGTGGACGTGGCTCAAGCCTACGCCCGCGCGGGCAAGCGCGGCCTCTGGGCCGCCAGTCGCCACGACATGTTTGGCGACCTCTCGCAATTCCAGCACTTCGATAAATCGCTTTGGTATCACTGGCAGGGCATCCAGGGCAAACTCAACGACGCGCCCGTGTGCCGCTATGCCGAGGCCCAGCAACACTGGTCGCAAAAGGGTTACGACGCGATGGCACTGTGCTGGCAGTTGTGCGGCAAATACGCCGACAACCACATCCAGAAATGCCCCTATCGCGGGCAGGAACGCTGCAAAACGCCGCTCATTTTTGGGCAGCACTACCACATCGTCACTGGCCTCGCCATTAGCAAATTTGATTTTGCAATCGTGGATGAATTGCCACTCAGCGCCTTCGTGCAGGAGCGCATCATCCCCGTGAACGGCCTGGATGTAGGGGCCATTGGCCCGCTGGACGCGCTTATCAGTGCGCTACGGCAAGCCGCTTTCCTTGCCCCCAAGGGCGGGCGGGTCGCCGGGCGGGCGCTTTTCAACCAGATTGGGCAACACATCCCTGACGCGCTGGCGCAAATAGACGTTGCCACGGCGCTGCCTATGACCCCGCGCATTTACAGCGAGGCTGATGTTGTGAAGGCCCCCTACTGGTACGTGTTCGACATGCTCCGCCTCGCCACGGCTGAGCAGAGGGCATGGGAGAGCGGGTGGGCCAACTGGAATGAGCGCATCTGGGTGACGAGCACTGGGCTGCACCTGTTGGAGCGCAGCCCGCTTTGGGAAAAAATCCCCGCCAAACTTATCGTGCTGGATGCCACCGCCCAGGCTGACCTGTACCAATCGCTGTTTGCCCGCCCGGTCGAAGTCCACGCCCCGCGTGTGGTGCGGCAAGGGCGCTTGCACCAAATCGTGGGGCGGCTCAACGCCAAAAACGCCGCTATCCACCGCAGCAACCTGACCGACGAAGGGCGACTGCTGGTGGAAACCGTGCAGGCCCTGGCCCGCCAATCGCAGCGCCCCGGCGTGGTGTGCTGGAAAGCGTTGCAGCCCCACTTCGCCCGCGTCTTTGGCGCGGAAAACGTGATGACGTTTGGCGGCCTGCGCGGGGCTAACGGGCTCCAGGGCGTGGATGATCTATTTGTGGTGGGTACCTACACCCCCAATGGTAGCGCCATGCTTGACCTGGCCGTGGCCCTTAGCGGCGACCTCGAACCGTTCTGGCAGGTGGGCGCAGACAACCGCCGTGAGCCGCTTTACCGCTACAGCGACCGAGAATATCGTCTCAGCCCGGCGGGCGTGGCCACCCTGCAACTCATGCACCCCGAGGCCCAGGCCGCCGCGCGCCGCACCGGCCACTATAGCCACCCCACGCTGGACGCCATTCATCGGCAATTGCGCGAGGCCGAACTCATCCAGGCCATCCATCGCGCGCGCCTGACCATCAACCCGGCTACCTGCTGGCTCATCACGAGCACGCCGCTGGCTGACGAGGTCGTGGACGGCATCTGGCAAGACCCGCCCGTTGGGCCGCCCGGCATCTACTGGCGCACCTGGCTGGCCCTCGAGCCGTGGCTCCGCCAGCAACACGAAGCGGGGACGCCCATCACCTACGAATCTCTGGCCCAGGCCGCCCACGTCGAGGTAGACCACGCCAAGCGCAACCGCTGGCTCGACCTGATTGCGGCCCACATGCCCGCAGTTTGGCAGGTGGGGCAGTTGCAGCCCACTGGCCGCGGCCGCCCACCTCGCGCGGCCTTTCCCAAGCCCATTCCGGCGAATTTAGAGGGGTCCAGATTAAATTAATATCTTTAACTGCACCCCTCTAAATTCACCTCCACTTATGACGACACTCGCTTTGCGCGACTACCAAATTGAAGCCATCGCTGCCGTGCGCGGCGACTGGAAAGGCGTTGACCGGACGCTGGTCGTGATGGCCACCGGCACAGGCAAAACGCAAACGTTCCTGGGCCTGCTCGACGCCGAACGCCGGGCCGGGACACTCACCCGCGCGCTCATCATCGCCCACCGGCGTGAACTGATTTACCAACCGATCCAGCGCGCCTTGGAATTCTTCCCTGCGCTTGGGGCCGAGATGGGCGTGGTCATGGCCGACCAAAACGAGGTCCACGCCCGTCACATCGTGGCGACCATCCAAACGCTCGTGGCGGGCAACCGGGTAGAGCAAATCCTCGCCCACGGCCCCATCAGCCACATCATCATTGACGAGTGCCACCACGCCACCGCCGAGACGTACCAGCGGCTTGTAGCCGCGTTTCCCGGCGCAAAAGTCTTAGGGGTGACGGCTACCCCGCTGCGGACGGATGGCGACGGCTTGGCGAAGGTTTTTCAGCGGGTTTCGTATCGGTTGCCCATCAGCGCCGCCATCGCCCGCGGCTCATTGGCTCCGTTTGACGCGCTGGGCGTGGCATTGCCGGTGTCAGTTGCCGAGCTGCGCGAGACCGAAAACGGGTGGGAGGCCGAATCCCTGGGCAATCTGCTGCGCGCCGAAAACGTGCTGGCTATCGTGTTTGAGAAGTGGCAGGAGTTTTGCTCAGACCGCCAGACCATCGGATTCACCGCCAGCGTGGCGCAGGCCCGCGAGACCGCCGAGTATTTCTCCGCCCAGGGCGTGGCCGCCAATTGGGTGAGCGGCGAGACCCCCAAGCGGGAGCGCGACGCCATCTTGAAATACTACCAGCGCGGCGACCTGAAAGTGGTTTTCAACTGCATGGTGCTCACCGAGGGCTTCGACGCCCCCGAGACCAGCGCCGTGCTAATGATTGCCCCCACCAAGAGCGACCTGATTTACGTGCAGCGCCTGGGGCGTGGCCTTCGCCTCGCCGCTGGCAAGGCCGACTGCCGCGTGCTCGACTTCGCCCCCGTGGAAGACCGCAACGTGGTGATGGCGGGCGACGTGCTGGGCAAGCCGCGTGAGGTGAAGAAAGCCGAAGAGCAGGCCCAGCGCCAAGGCGTGTTGTTTGCGCTCAGTATCGACCGCATGGGCCAGAGCAGTGCCATTGACCCGGCCAAACTCATTGTCAAGGTGCTTAACCTGCTCAAGAAGGACGCGCTGGCCTGGACGGTGGGGGCTGACTTTTACGCCACTGCCGCGCTGGGCACCGAGTCACTGTGCATCGCGCTCCCGAACGCAGAGCGCATGGGCAAGGCCGAGGGGCTGAAGCGCTGCGGGCAGTGGGGGCCAGGTCACAGCGCCGCCTACGACTGGCTCAGCCAATTCCGCCTTTACCGCGTCAATGGCAGCGCCCGGTTTGTGGGCCTGTATCCCACGATGGACGCAGCCAAAGCCGCCGCCGATTGCCTCGCGCTGGATGGCGGCACGCTGGGCAATAAAAAGAGCGATTGGCGACGCAAAGACATCACCACCAAGCAACGGCTTCTATTGGCCCGCCTGGGCGTTCCGGTGCCTGACGGATGCACCAGTGGACAGGCCGCGCAACTCATCACCCACGCCATTGTGTCGCGGTCGGTGGACGCCGCCGAACACACCAAACTTCGCGCGCTGTTTCACGGACAGCAGGTGACAGCATGAGCGCCGAACTTTTCTCTGCCCTGACCACCTACGTCAACCGGACGCCGAACCGCAAAGGCGAGGTGTACATCCCCTGCCCCCAATGCGGCAAGCCCAAAGCGCATTTCTCATTTGGCCCGCGCGGGGCGCATTGCTTCCTCTGTGGATACTCCCCCTCACTATCCGCCCTCGCCGAAAAACTGGGGATGCACGACACGCGCCCCACCTCGGCCCCAGCCTACATGCCCCCCGCGCCCAAGCCGCGCCCGTGGCAGGCCCGCGCCAGTGAACTCGCCATCTCGTTTTCCGCCGCGCCGCTGGCCGCGCAAAAGTGGCAGGCTTACAAGCCGCTGCTGGTGCCCACCATCCGCGCACACAAACTTGGCTACGGCGTGTTTCCCGGCGGGCTGCATCACGCGGCTGGGCGCTGTGACCACCCGCGCCTGATTGTGCCGATTTTTGATGGCGAGGATGTGATTGGATTCCGCTGCCGCGCGGTGGAGTGCCAGTGCCCGAAGTGGCTTTCGCCCGGCGGCAGCAAACTGGCGCTTTACAACCTTGCCAGCGTGCAGCCCGCCCAGCCGGTCGCCATCCTGGAAAACCCAATTGATGCCCTGCTGTGCGGCGACCACTGGCACATGGCTGCCGTCGCCACCTTCGGCGTGAGCATCTGGAACGATGGCTACACCGCCGCGCTCAAGGCCGCCCAGCCCAGCGCCGTCATCATCGGCTTTGATAACGACGTGCCTGGCCAGACGCGCAACCCCGCCATTATTGCCGCGTGGAAGACGCGCCGGCGCGCCCGCCATTTGCCAGATGACGAGACGGCTTTTCTCAGCGGCATCAAACTCGCCACCCGCCTGCGCGCCGCTGGCATTCCCGCCATCATCTACGAATGGCCCCTCACCGCGCCCGAAAAGGCCGACATTGGGAGTTTATTCCATGCGTAAACAAGCCAGCCTTTTCGACGATAAACGTCTCACATTGGCCGACTCTATTGAACTCACGGCGCAGTCGCTCAACGCTTATGCCGCGTTTTATCAGCACTGGGCTATCGCCTACAGCGGGGGCAAAGACAGCAGTGCGCTACTCACCGTTGTGCTCCACCTCATCGAGACTGGCCGCGTCACTGCCCCGCAGTCGCTAACCGTGCTCTACAGCGACACGCGCCAGGAAATCCCGCCTCTGCACATCGGGGCGATGCAAACGCTCGAATCGGTGCGCGCTCTGGGCCACACCGCCCGCGTGGTGCTGCCGCCGCTCGATGACCGCTACTTCGTTTACATGCTCGGGCGGGGTGTGCCGCCGCCTAACAACAACACGCTCCGCTGGTGTACCGCTCAAATCAAAGTTGAGCCGATGTTGGCCGCGCTCAAGGGCCTCCGTGACGCCCACGGCGAAAAGTTCCTCATGCTCACCGGCGTTCGGGTGGGCGAAAGCGCCGCCCGTGACGCCCGCATTGCGCTTTCGTGTGGGCGCAACGGCGCGGAGTGTGGGCAAGGCTGGTTTCAGGAATCAACCCCCGAATCCGTGGCCGATACGCTGGCCCCCATTCTCCACTGGCGTGTTTGCCATGTCTGGGACTGGCTGACATTTGACGCGCCCACCATTGCCCCATCGGTCTCATTTGTGGCACAGGTCTACGGCGGTGAGGAAGCCGAGGAAATCAATGCGCGCACCGGCTGCATCGGTTGCCCCCTCGCAACCAAAGACGCCGCCCTTGATAACGTGCTCAGCCAACCGGATTGGGCCTACCTGCAACCGCTCAAGCGCCTGCGCCCACTCTACTCCGAACTGCGCTCTTTTCGTCTCCGCAAGCAGAAGAACGGCGAACGCAACAAAGGCGGGGAACTGTCCAGCAACCCAAGCCGTAAAGGCCCGCTCACGCTCGAAGCCCGCGAATGGGCATTGCAAAAGGTGCTGGATGTGCAGGAGCAAATCAACGTGGCTGCCGACGAACTGGGCCGCCCGCTCATTGACCTCATCAACGACGAAGAAGAGGCGCGCATCCGCGAACTCATCGCCGCCCGCACTTATCCCAACCGCTGGAGCGATGCTGACCCGGACGCAACGGTGCTCATCCCGCAAACGCACCGGTCTGGTGCTGTTCAGAATTTACTCGGTATCGCGCTGGAGCATTGATATGAACCTAATCGCACCTGCCATCGCCCTAATCGCCGTCCTTGTCCTGATTTCGCTGCTTTTTGTCTGGCTGCATCGTGACGCCCGCGTGGCCGCGCCGCCGCCGATGGAAACCCACGACGAAAGCCTGCCCCGCCGCATTCGGCATTCCCAACGCGAAGCCGCTGCCTATGTCGAGCGCCAGCCCGTTTCTCCGCCTCGAGGCCACTACAAATGAGCGTCATTACTGATTGCCCCTACTGTTTACACAAAATAACCAACCACCACGAAGGCGGGTGCTATGCCGATAGTGACGGGCATATTTGCGGGTGCATGGTGTCAGAGGCCGACGCGCTGATTGCCGCCCAGCGCGCCATTGCGGCCCAGCGCTTGCGCGAGTATCGGCAGGCTCGTGATTTGCAGCGCAGTCTTGCCAATAAGTATTTTTTGCTGAGTGATGAATGTCTTGACCACAAACGCGCAGCCCGCGAGTATCACGCCCTCGCCGTGATTTTGTTGCAAACCTTGCGGCTGCTGGGCATTTCTCGGACGGTGTTCAAATGACCAACTACACCAATGGGCGGGCGATGGAATATCTCGCCCGCAACGCCCTGACCGCCGACGGCTATACCGTCCTGCGTGCCGCCGGGAGCAAAGGCCCAGTTGACCTCATCGCCTGGAACAATGGCGGCGCGCGGTTTATCCAAGTCAAAAAAGGGCGGGGGGCTATTCGCCCCGCCGAGCGCGCCAAACTGCGCGCCCTAACCATCCCGCCCGCGTCCACCGTGGAGTTGTGGACGCGCGTCAGCGGGAAGTGGAAAGTGGAATTTTTGGTGAACACACACGAACAGGTGAACCCATGAAAGAGCGCCTGGCGGTAGAGATGTTTTTACGCGAACGGGGAACCAATACTATTGCCCGTTTGATGGCGAATGTATCGTTTTTGACAACCACATTGGCGAGTGCCCTAGCGAGTGTGTCGGCGAGTTTTGGTATGACGCTGATGGGCAACTGCACATTCAGTCCGATAGCCTGGTGCAAACGCCTGTCTTCGACATTTCCTTTCACGAAATCCATGTAGGTGCGACATGAAAGAGCGCCCGATTTTATTCTCTGGCCCGATGGTGCGGGCCATCATGGCGGGGCGGAAGACGCAGACGCGGCGGGTCATTGGCCTCACGCAGTTTGGGCGCAGTGACACCCCCGGATATGACTGGACTTTTCGCGGCACGCGCAACGGCGGGCGGGGCGGTCTGTGGCAAGACTTCCGCCACGAGCAAATGCTGAGACTGTGCAAATTTGGAACGCCCGGCGACCGCTTGTGGGTGCGCGAGACGTTTTCTGACAGCGAACCCGTGTTTTATCGGGCTGATGGAATTGCCAACGATAGTGACGTGCGTTGGAAGCCGTCAATTTTTATGCCACGCGAATTGTCGCGCCTGACGCTGGAGATTGTAGCGGTGCGCGTAGAGCGGGTGCAAGAGATTACGGATGACGACGCACGCGCGGAAGGGGTGGACATTGGCTTGGCCCGCTGGGGGTTTGTGCAATTGTGGGATTCCATCAACGCGGCGCGTGGCCACTGCTGGGAAAACAACCCGTGGGTGTGGGTGGTGGAGTTCAAGCGGGTGACGGCATGAACACTATTTTGAATGCCGTTGCCCTACTGCTTGACCTGCTGCAAACCGCCGTGCTCAATTTGCGCTTTCACGTTTATGTGGCCCAAGTGCGGGCCAAAGAACCGCCCGCCTCGCCGTGGGAGCGTTGGGCCGAGCGTGAGGGCAAGCCCGTTTTACATGCGCTGGAAAGTCACGAGGATGGTCGCCTATGAATTACATCACGTCTGACGGGCGCGCTTGGCGGGCTGCCCGCCGCGTACAATATCGTTTAAAGCGGGGGCCAGTTGTCTTGGCACCCGCCACTCCGGTCAATGGCGTGCCATCCATCGCACACCCCGACGTGCGCGCCTTTTGCCAACTCGTGGCCGAAATCGTCATTTCTGGCCGAAGGAAAGATTAGCGAATTAGACTGCGGCGTGCAGTCTATTTATAGGTTGGGCGGCTTACTTCTATGGCAAACGCTCTCTATTCTCAGTGGTGGAACAATCGCGCCGCGTGGGATGACTGGCGCAAATTAGCGGCGCAGTGTGACCCGTATCTGGTTTCGTTGTTTGCCCCGCCTGTGGGCGCGTCGTGGCGCGTTGTTGATAAATGCGCCAATCTACTCAAGGCCGCCGCCCAACCCCCGCTTGCAGTGGACTTGCCGCCCGCTGGCGGCGAGATTGAACCGAGTGCTGACGTGGCGGCAAGCCACTGAAGCGAATCGTTAGGCAGATTGTCCATGCAATGCCAAAACGAAATTTACAGCACGCCAGACGACTACCACGAACCGTTGCGCTGCAAAAATAAGGCGACTGTAACCCTGTACAACGACACCATTTTTCCGCTCGCGCTTTGCGATGACTGTGCAAACGGCGGGAAATTATTAGCAGACGCGGCAGAAAGTGCCTGGGCAAATCAAATCTGCCTAACCCTGTCGTCAAGCGGATGCGCGCCACGCGCACCCGGAAACCACAAGTAGCGTAAGGCGCGCACCGCTTACGCCCATTCGTTGGGCCGCACTATGGCACAAACGCGAACATCAAAACTCCGCTGCTCTCAATGCTACCGCCGCGATTGGCTGGCCTATGCCACAGGCACGGGCCATCGAACATGGAACGCAGTTTTATTCGTGCGTTCATCCGGCAATGGTGGCGTATTTCGCTGTGCGCGGTGCGGGCATGAGTGGCGGTCAAATAGCAAGGCCGCCTACACATTCGCCCGTGCGGCCCAACCATGCGGTCAAGGCGACACGCGCCCGCAGAGGGCGAAAAAATTAGTGGCTGGCGGTGGGCGCGTGCGCCTTACCGCTGGCCGTTAGGCCGCCATGAAAAATCTTATTTGCTCTCTGTGTGACGCCCCGGCCGTGTCTGTGACGTTTCGCAACAACACGTTCCATACATGGTGTAAAGCGTGTGGGAACCGCGTGAAATACGTCAACGTGTTCGCCCCGCCACATCAAGCGCGCAAGCGCATCATCCGCGCCAAACGGGCGGGCGCGCCCGCGCTTGCCGCCCAGCCCGTTGCCAGCCCCGGCAAAAAATCGTAAACTGAATCAAAAGGAGCCGCCATGCTAACCAAACCCCCACTGCGCGCCGGAATCTACCTGCGCGTTTCCGACAAACGCCAACTCGACAATTACAGCCTCGGCGACCAAGAGCGCCTTGGGCGGGAACGGGCCGCACAGGAGGGCTGGCAGATTGTCGAGATTTACCGCGAGGAAGCCCAGCGGGGCGGCACCGACCAGCGCCCGAAATTCCGCGCCATGCTGGCCGATGTCGAGGCCCACCGCCTCGACATTTTGATTGTCTGGAACATTGACCGCTTCTCCCGCGAAGACGATAGTGAGCGCCATTACAAATTTCTGCGCCAGCATCGCGTGCGGCTAGTTTCCCTCACCCAGCACCTGGACGAGGAAACCGCCAGCGGGTGGCTGACGCGCCGCATTCAGGCTGACTTCGCGGCCTACTATTCCAAAGACCTGAGCGAGAAATACCAGCGGGGGAAGAAGGGGCGCGTGGTGCGAGGCCGCAGCAATGGCGACCTGCACTTCGGCTATTGCCGCGACCCGCTGACCAAGCGCGATAGCCCAGACCCCTATGACGGAATCGGGGCCACGCTGGCCTTCACCGAATACGCGACGGGGAAATACTCTGACCTGGAAATTGCCGCGCTGCTCAATCAACGCGGCTACCGCACGCTCAATAAGCGGGGGCGGCGACTGTTCAGCAAAGACACGGTGCGGTACATGCTCCAGGACAAGTATTATCTTGGCCTGGTGGCCTATAAGGGCGAATGGTTTCCCGGCGAGCATTCCCCCCTGACCGACCAAGCCACGTTTGACAAATGCCAAGCAGTGCGCGCGGGCCGTCGCTCCAAGGCTGACTCCAGCAATCACGCGACGCGCATTTACCCCCTCAGTGGGGTGCTGCATTGCCGCGAGTGCGAATTGCGCTACCGGGGCACCAATCACCAGATTTACGGCCGGCGCTACTATCAACCGGCAAAGCAACTGGGAATCGCGTGTTCGCAGACTACCACGGTCAGTGCCGAACACGTCGAATCCCAAGTGTTAGAAATTCTGAGCGGCATTCGTATCCCTGCCGACTGGCGTAGCGAAATCGAGCGCATGGTAAAACTCCAGACAGCCGTTGCCGACCAGCCCCCCGCCGCACAAGCCGACCTGCTCGAGCGCCAGCGCCGCCTTAAAAATCTATATCTGGCAGGCGATCTCACCGACGCCGAGTATTTGTCCGAAAAGAAGAAAATTGAGCAAGCCCTGGCAACCGTCGCGCCGCCCCCGGCCCCTGATACGTCCGCCGCTGATTACGCCGCCGCCCTGGAGACCTTAAACAATTTCGGCCAGCTATACGCGCTGGCCGACGACGAGCAAAGAAAAAGGCTCATGCAAGCAGTGCTCGCAAAAGCCTTTCTCTTTCAAAACGAGGTTGCAGCCATTCAGCCACAACCGATTTTCCATGCGCTAATCGTTAGCGCGTGCGGACCCGACGAGATTCGGATACCAACGCGCAACAAACTCCTCAGGGTCCGCCTTTTGTCATCTACAATGCAGCCCGTATTATACGCGGTTTGACGGCGGCAACAAGTCGGCTATCATTATCCGCAAAGGATACCCGCCGATGCCCGCCTATGCCGGATTTGCTGACCTCGCCGATTACATCGCCCAGCGTTGCGCCCGTGAAAAAATTCGCCCCAGCGCACTTTCGCGGAAGTTGGGGTGGGCGGCTAATTACATCCACTTCCTCCAAGTTGGAAAATTCTCACCATCGCGCGACCGGGCAGATGCCATCGCCAATTTTTTTGGCGACGAGCCGCGCGTGGTGCGAACGCTGGCCGGGTTGGAGTCTCAGCCCAGTTCGCCCAAAAATAAAACCATCCAGGCCATCCACGACGTGGCTGCAAAATTGAAGCCAGCCGCCCAGCTGGAGGCACTACACTACCTGAATTACCTACTCGACCATCACAACAAATAGCATTTGCACTACTGTTGTTTGGTGCTCCACTGGGTGATAGTTGGCTATCGTTTGGCTGTCCTGAAAAGGGCCTATTTGAGCGTGGGATACCTACCCCTTGCGGGGTAGTCTGCGTTCCCAGGCCCTTTTTCAATTGCAACTCCGCGCGAGCCGTGGAAATTTTGACGGCTATTTTTTTGAGAATTTTTTTTTCAGGAAGGAGCCGCCACACTGCAAAAAAAATACCAAGAAATTTTTCTTCGCCCTTTAACAACTGACCTGAAAGGATACCTATGAGCGATTCTCCTGCCCCTCATGCCGCCCAGCCCGATCCGGTTTTGCCAACCCCGAAGCGCCCGCCCGTTGCCGCCAATGGCCGATTGCGGCCCGTAGTGCCAGGCCGCCCAGTGCGCTCCCGCGAATTTAGCGCCGCCGAATCCCGACAAATCGCCGACCGCATGTACCGGGACAGCCGCTCTAATCTGCGCGCCTACGTGGTGGAGTTGCTGCACAGTTTTTTGGCGCTGACCGAGGCCCGACTCTTTCAATTGTGCGCGAGCCGGTTTGCCATCAGCGACAATGCCGATTCATTTGCCGCCACACTCAATCGCTACCAGCGTGACGGCGTCATCATGCGCCTGCCCTACCCCATCATGCAACACGCCAACGCCGCTGGCCTGCGCCCACCGGCGGACCGGCGGCTCATCGCCTACGCCCTCGGGCCGGTAGGCGAGGAACTGGCCGAGATGGTAGTGGGGGACGAAACGCCCCCGCTGCGCCAGGCGCGGGGGGATGTGCGCTGGGTGCATGATTTGCTCTGCGCCGAGGCGATGTGGCGTCTTGCCGACAAATATCGCGCGGCAGGCTGGCGGGCCGAACCGGCGGGGCCACAACAGGCCGCCATTTGGTACGTCAACGAGCGTGACCCCAGCGCGCGGGGGCGCTTCGTGCTCAAGCCCGATGGGCTACTCCGCCTGGTTGAACCGGGAAAGCCGCCGCGAGTTTTGCTAATCGAGTTTCAAAACAACTCGTTTGCGAAGGACGCCAAGCCCAAAGTGCGCGGGTATAAACAGTTTTTCGCCACCGCCGATTACACCGAGTATTGGCGGGCGCAGTGGCACACCGAGAGCGTGCCGAGCGCCGTCATCATTTACCACAAGCCGCCCGCGCTCAAATCGTTTCAGGCGGCGGTTAGCAGCCTGTTCATCCCCAGCGCGCCATCGGTGCCAGATTACTTTGCGCTGGCGCTGGGCATGGCACTGGGGCCTGACAACCTCCAATTCGAGCGGTTGCGATAAACGAAAGCGCCCCCGACAACTCGCCGGGGGCGCTTTCTTTTCCCCGCCCGCCTTGCCACGCGGGGCGCAGGCAAACGCTACGGCAGGGGGCTGTATGTTTGCGCCGTTGGTGCATTTCTGCGGAAATACTCGCTCACCGAATTTGTGCGATGAACACGCTCAGGTCATCCGGCACCCCCGCCGTGATGGTGCAGGCGGGCGGGCTGTCCTGATAACTGGTGCGGGCGATGAGGAACGTCAACGCCGTACTGGCTGCCCCATTCACATCTCGTAGATAATCCGCAATCCGCACCCGTTGCCCAGCACGGATAAGCGCCACCGGCACGCGCCCGCCGCCTGCCTTCGTGCGGATGGTGTCGCGTACCACTAGCGGACGGGTCATGTGATATTGCGGGTCTTTCTTCGATGCCAAAAAGCGCCGCGCCACGTTTTTGGCGTTTGCCAGGCTCGTGTACGAGGCGTCGAGCAGATAGTCGCGCTGCCCGTAGGCCGTGATGCTCGCCGTGTCCTTCAACGCCGCATCATCGTCGGGCGTCACGAACTGCTCCTTTCCCGCCTCGTCGGTGTAGCGCACGGCAATCCAGTTCCAGATGTCGTCATAGTCCAAGCTCAGCCCAAAATCCGCGTCGGCCTCGGCCAGGCTCACCAGATAATCGTAATCGGTCATCGCCGGGAAGGCCTCGGCAAACATGATTGGCTTGCCGTCCGGGGCCAGGTCAGACGCCCGCACCCCCACGGCCCACTGATTGTAGGCCGAGTCTCCAAAACGCTCGGCTTGCTGGATGATGCCAGGGAGCGTGCTGCCCCAGTCATCCGCCACAAATCCGCCCGCTGCGAGGTCAAACGTGTTACTGCCAATTAGGGCTTCGCTGGTGGAGAGTATCCCGTTCAGCCGGGAGCCGCTCGCCCCGCCGCAATCCTTCACTACCTCGGTGAGGTTGATGCTGCCCGTTTCACCGTAGACCACCACGCTGGTCACGCGCCCGTACACCGTGCCCAGTGACGCCAGTTGTTGTTTCCCTGCTTTCATGCGAAATTCAAGCGATTGGGTGGGCGTGGCAAACGTGATGTCTTGTGTGCCCGTGCCCACGCTCGACTGCGTGAACTCCGCGCTGGCCGCCGTGTTGTTCCAGCAAATCAGGCTCCACGACTGGGTCTCGCCAAAATCAATCTCGGCGATTTGCGCGGCGGTCAATGACGCGCTAGGGGTGAGCCTGATCCAGATTTTCGCGGTGTTGTTCGCGTCGTTTAAAACTGCCGCCGACCAGTCACCGGGGCGCGTGAACGTCATGTCGCCATCCTGCGCCAGCGTTTTTCCGCCGGTGGCCGTGCCGTCACTGTAGCCGGGCAACGCCACCCAGTTGGCGCTATCCCAATACTCCGCCGTCATTGTGGCCGCGTTCGTGTTGACGGTTGCGGTCAGGTTGAAGCGCACCAGCACTGTGTCGCCCGCTTTAATGCGGTCCGTGTCCTCCGCATGAAACCCGATGTACAGATACTCGCCAAGCAGCAGGGTCACGCTCTGATTGGTGCTGGGGTCGCCATCATAGGCATTGGGAATGTCGGTGAACACCCCGCCCGTTTCGTAGAAAACGACGCTTGGCTTCGTGGTGTCGCTATTCTCGAACGCATAGCCAAACGTCACCCGCTTGGCCGTCTCGCCCGTGGGCATGGTGTATTTGACCGCCGCATACTCGCCGTTGTTCCACAGTTCGGTCAGCGGCGAAAACTGCAACCGATTGAGCCGGTCGAGGTTGCATTTCAGCGCCCCCGCTGCGCCTTCCTGATATACCCAAATATCATCGCCGATGCGCCGGTCGGCCCATCGTTTGCGCCAGCGCCGCGTTTCCACCAGCGCGCCCCAGGCCCCCACCGCCGTGAGCAGCACGCCCTGCTGGCCCGCGCTCATCACGCCCTGAAGATTGGTCAGGTAGCCCTCATACGCGATTTTTTGCCCGCGCCGAAACACCACCCGCTGCGCGCCCTTTGCTTGCCAATTTTGTGCAATGCGCCTTGGCACAAAAAATGACGCGGCCCCATACAACCCGCCCGGGTACATCGTCTCAAATTGCAGGCCGGTGACGCGGGTCAGGTCGTCGGTGATGCGCGTGGTGCCGCTGGTGTAGACCTCGACGGTCAAGTCGCTGGGGGGGCGCATGGGCTAAAACAGGGCAAAGCGTGGGGTGATGTAAACGTGCTCAAATTGCAACGTGCCTTGGATCGTGGTGTTCGTGCCGCCATTGTGCAGGGCGACCAGCAACACGTTGTATTGCGCCGGTTGCAGTTCAATCACATCGCCCGTGATTTGCCGAATAAAGGCCACCCCGCCCCCGGTCGTCAATGAGGTGACGCGCCGCCCGCAAATCACATTGCCAAACGTGTGCGCGGCAAACGCCATCAGCGGCGCTGGCATCAGCATCATGTAATCCACCCGCACATCGGCGCTCCCGGTGGTACGCTTCCCGGCCAGCACCATTGCCGGGTCCTCAATATCCACGCTGCTCAGCGGATAAATTTCAATGAGCGGCGGCAAAACCAGAGCCGGGGTGAGGGAAACGCCAAAATACAAGGTGCTGAGGGTCTTTGGCGCTTCAAATTCCGTCACCACGCTCTCCCCGCCACTTACCGTATTGTTGATGTAGAACCGAAAGGCCAGCAATAAATTGCTGCCGCTCACATCGTATAGGCGCGTGGCAATACAAAACTCCCGCCCGGCCAACAGGCGCATTTTCTGCTTACTTTCCCACGCCGTGCCCGATGTTGCCAGCGCCACTTCGGTCGTCCCAACCCCCGTGCTGGCTTTGTAATCCGCATTGGAATCCGTCGCCGCGCCCGCCGTGCCACCTTGTTCGTAATACAGGCACGCGCCTGGCGAGAGATAAAACGGAATGGCCCAGTTTGCCAGATAAATGGTGCTCACCCCACTGTCTGGGTCAACCCAAAAAACCGTTTCCGCTGGCGCGCTCCCGGCAATCCCGCCCACGACCGCGAAGTTTTCATGCGGCGCGCCGGTGCTGCTCGCCGTATCCAGCCCGTTGTCAGCGACGTTATCCCCATCCTTCGTGTACAGCCACGGGATAGCCCCCGCGCGCTTGCCCCCGTTGACCACCGGCCAAACGTTGGCGTAATCGGCTAACACCTCCGCCGCCGTCAACTCGCTGGCGTAAATTGCAAAATCCATGATAGTTCCCAGGCATTGCGAGCCATCCGTGCCTGAGTAATCCGCCCCAATGTAAATATAACCGCCTGTTGAATTCGCCAAAAATGACAGGCCAACACCGATGCGCGTTCCGTTGACATACATCTCCATATTGTCCGGCCCCCAAACAAAATGGAGCACGTACACACTAAAGGCCGCAAACGTGACCGCCACGGTGCCCAGCGACGACGCGCCGCGCGAGAAATTGATGGAGTCACTGGCGGCCAGATAGCGCGCGGAAAGTCCGTTGGTGTTGGAGCCGTCGCGGGTGTCAAACAAGTATTGGTCGTTGGGATGGTCATTGGCCACGTGGGGCCGCCACACCAACCGAATGGCCCCACTGCCCCGGTTGAAGTTTTCGCCCTCCGCAATGGGCAGGCGCACCCGCGCCTCCGTGCGCGTGGAGGTGACGCTCGCCGCGTGCGACACCCCGCTCCACGAATGCCCCAGAAAATCCCCGCAGGCCAGCGGCGTGGGGTAGGCTTTGGCCTCGCACTGTGCGCCCAGCACTTCCAGCGTCATTTTGTTTTTGACCAGTAGTCCCGTGGCCGCGGCCGCCGTGGTGCCCGTTACCGTCGCGTGCATCCGCCACACGCCATTGCCCAGGTTAGTGTACGTGGTCGTTTGCGCGCTGCCGTCATAGGTGATGTCGGCCTGCGATGTGCTCACCGCGCCATTATCCAACCGCCGCACCCAAAACGTGATGGTATGCGATGTGGCCGGCAACGTCAGCGATTGGGTCAGCGTGTTGTTCGTGGCCGCGCTTGCCAGCGCCCGCAGCGCGTTTTCCGCGCCCGGATACGTGCGGCGTTGGTCGTTTATTTTGGTCGTCACCAGCGATGCCCCCGCCGTCCAGGCGGTGGTGTATGTGGCATTGCCAAAAACCGGGTTGGCAAACAGGTTGGTAGTGGACTCGGGCGCAATCAGCCCCCGGCTAATTCCATCCAGCGCGCCCACCACATCATCCTGCACCCCGCCCATCGCCGAGCACACTTCTTGTTGCTTGCCCAGCGCGTAGGGGCCTAGCGTTAGGCTGATTTGCATGTTTACGATGGCCTGGGCGCGCAGGTTCGCCGGGCCGCTCATGCGCCCCGCCGTAGGCCCTTGCGCTGCAATCACCTCATACCGCCGGTTTGCCCCGCGCTGGCCCCACAATGGCTCCGCCGCAATGTCGCTATTGGCCCGATATTCCAGGTACAACGGCTCCTCCACATCTCCCGCCATTGCCAAAAATGCCGCCACCACGTCGCCCTTTGCGCTCACATCCGCCTCCGATGTGCCGAGGATGTGGATGGTGAACGTGAAGGGCCTGCTCGCGGCCTTCTGGTCTACCAGTTTTCCGCCGCCGAAACGGTTGGTGCTGCCCCCCTCCGCAATCACCGGCTGGAGGATGACCGAAGGCGGCACAAACCCCACCGCCACCCGATAGTTCGTCTGGTCGTTCAAATCTAGCGAGGCCCCGCCCCGCGTCAGCTTCACAATCATCTGGGTTGCCATTAATTCCATGCTCCTGTCGCGCGTTGGGCGCGCGCCGCCTGCGCCGCCGCCGCGCTGAATTCATCCCACAAGGCCGCCCCGTTTTGGCCGGGGGCCGCGTTGATGGTCACATTGCCGATGGTGATGCCCATGCCGCCCTGGGCCTGTTGCGCGGGCGTTTGCACAATCACCCGCTCGCCGCTTTGAACGCGCATGGGGAAACTATCATTGGGGTAGCCTGGCGGCACAATGAAGTCCCCGCCGCTGGCGTAGCCGTCGCCGATGGCCCCGCTTTGGCGTCCGCCGGGTGTGCCCAGGTCGAGGTACTGCGTGGTTACTGTCACGGTTTTATCGGGAATGCCGCCAATGCTTTTGGTCAAATCTTGCGCCGCTCCATCTGCCGCGTTCATAGCGGCTTCGGCTTCCAAAACTGAATTTTTGTAATCTGTCATCGGCGCAACCGTTCCATCCGCTGTTTGTGCCACATAATTTAGGGCATTGATGTAATCGTCCTGCCCTTCGGTCGCGTCGACAACTTTGTCGTGGTTTGCGTCAAATTGTGCTGTTAAATCGAGCACGCGCTTGGATGCGTTGTAAGATTTTTCGTCTATTAATCCCAGGCTGAAAGCAAGCGCCAATTGCCCCTCCGCGTCCAGGCTTGCGCTGGCCTGCTGGAAAACAAACTGTGCGTTGGCTTCTTTTACAGCCAGCGCCGCTTCTTCCTGCTTCTTCCGTTGCTCGTCGAGTTTGGTGTTTAAATCCTCGATTTTTTTCGTGTAATCCAGCGTCACCTCCGACGTGCCGCCCAGCCCCTTTGCCGCGTCATCGGCCTTTTCCTTCGCTTTTTCCAGCGCCAGCGTCAAATCCAATGTCTTTTTCGGGTCGGTGTTGTCCGCCAGTTCTTTTTGCGCCTCGCCGAGGTCACGCTGGGCAATGGCCGCTTCGGTGGCACTTACCGTGGCCTCTTCCGTCACGGTCACGGTCTTGCCATTCAGGGCTTGATACTTGTCAAGTTCCTTTTGCAGTTTCTCGATTTCCACGCTGGTCTCAGCCGTGGTGTCGGTATAGGACTGTTGCGCGTTACTCAGCGCCCCGCTCATGCCCGCCGCCAGCAGTTGCGCGGCTTTCTCCAATTCTTCCATTTTGGCTTTCGCTTCTTCGGCCTTTTCCATCTCCAACATGCGGTTGATGCTCTTCGTGGTTTCATCCCCCCGGCCCTTCATCTCCGCCGCCATCGCCGTCCAGCGCGCGGCGTAGGCGTTCACGCTGGCCGCCGCCTTCTGCGCCTCGGTGCGGTTATCCTTCACCGCGCCCGTTAGTTCGTCAATTTGGCGGGCCGCTTCTTCCCAGGTAATTGCGCCTGTCTTTGCTTGATATTTAATCCATGCGGCCGTGACCGCATTAGCCCCGTCTGATACTGTGCCTAACCCCTTTGCGAGAATGGTAAGCGCGTCAGCATCTTTCAACGCTTCGTCACCAAACATTTGGAATAGCGGGTTTATTTTTCCAATAGGCAATTCGAGCAGGCTGTCACCTAATTTTTGCACCGCTTGCTCGGCGCTCTCTAGCGCATCAGGCATATCTGTACGGCCCAATCGTTCAGATGCTTTAGCGGCGTAGTCCAGACCCTTGCCAATCATCTCGAACGCCATCTTTGCGCCCTCGCCCCAATTTTTCATCGCTTGCTCAGCTTGGCGGGCGGCTTTTTCCTGGTCAGCAATTGCTTTTTGTTGGGCTTTGGCGGCTTCAGCATTTTTGCGAGCCGCATCATCCGCCTCTTTAAATGCCTTAGCTTGGTCGGTCATCGCATTGGATAGTTCGTCAAAACCTTTTGCAATGGCAGTTACGATTAACTCGGCCTCAATTTGGTCAGCCATCCTCATCCTCCAGCCACCGAATCAAATCCAGTTGCAGCGCCGTCAGTTTGCTTAGGTCGGCCTCGCGCTGGCGATAGTAGCGCCACGTTTGGTCAATCAGGCCCAGCGCCGAGAAACAATTGAGCAGCCGCAGCGATTGCGCCGCCCACCCGCCCGCGCCCGGCAGCGTGCCATGTTGCACCCAAGCGCGCCAGGCGGCGAACACGCCCGCGCCCATTGCGGCGCGGGCGTGCTGGGGGTCTAACTGCCAGCCGTGCTCATCGCCGCTGTCGCCGTCAATCCATGCGGCAACGGCGCGGCAGAGACTTTTGGGACAACAAACGCCTGGGCAAAATCGGCATACACCGCTTCCACCAGCCACAGCAACACGCCCAACGGCATGGCGGTCACGTCCCACGTCGCCGGGTCATGTTTGTCGGTCAGCCCAGGAATGCCGTCCCAGTCATCCGCCAGCGCCAGCGCAATGGCCGCGCGGGTGAGGGTAGGGCTTTTGCCCGCCGGGGATTTTTCCAGCGCGGCCAGCACCTCATCCCGGCGCAGCAGGTGCGCCCCCAACCACTCCGGGGGCAGCACCACATGTGCCGCCTCATAGCCTGACACTGGGCAATTCACGCGCCGCGTCACATGCAGCTCCGGCATGGTTACACTGTGCCCCACGCGGGCGGCGTGGCGGAGCCAGGGCGGAAGGTAACTTCGTGAACCATCTTCCCGCCGTCGTTCACCATGTTCGCGCCCAAGCACAAAAACTCGCCTTCAAACTCTTGGTCGCCAGTGGTGGGCGCGGCCCCGCCCTGGCCCACCTGCACCGTCACCGTGCCCACCAGTTGCACAATCCCATTGATCACCGTGCTGGCCCCGGTCGCGGCCGTGTCGTTGGCGTGGAATCGGGCGGTCAGGGTGTTTTGCAGCCGGTCAGCCAAGAAGTTTTCGACCGTGTTGCTCTCGCCCGTCATGGGGATTTCGCCTGCCGTGAACCCCATGCCATTGAGACTGTTGGGAATCAGGTCGCCGCTCAAATCGCGGGGCGTGCCGCCGCTGTCATCCACCAAAATACGCATCCCGCGCGCCAGTTTGTTTTTGCCCGACATGTGTTAATCCTCCATCAAAACGTGTGAGCGGCTTGCAGCCGCGAAATTACCGATTGACCGCAAACGCCGCCGCAATGGTGACGTTGCCCGTTGTTTTGGTGGCCACCAAGCGCACATAGCGCGCCACGTTGCCACTCACCGACTTCCACTCGCCGCCCACCGCGCCGCCCGTGCTGGCAAAGGTCAGTAGCGTCGTTTCCTCACCCGCAAATAGGCCCGTGGCGCTCTGTTGGATGACGAAGGCCCAAGTGGTGCCCGCCGCCGTCACATGCAGCGTCGCGTGCCCGCCCAGCGTGCCCGCCGCGCCCAGGTCTACCGCCGTGCCATTGGTGGTCGCCGTCAGCGCCGTTAGCGGCAGCAACACCTTGCCCCAGGGCGTGCGATAGTTGCCATCAGCCACGGCGGCATCGAGCGGCATGTCGGTGGAAAACATCCCCACCGCCGCCGAGAATTCCGCCGCATCGGCCAATTGCACACCGGGCAGCAAATAGGCCATATCCCCCGCAGCGGGGGCGGCCCCGCCACCGAGGAACACGCTCACCACATGGCTGGCCGGGGGCTGCATCACAGCCGACGCGCCACCGGTGGCATCGTTCATGTACGCCTGATACCCGCGCACGCCCACCTGGCGGTGGCCCGCCAGGAAGTTGTTCACCGCGTTGCTCAGCCCGGTCATGTCCACTTCGGGGGCCTGAAAATCCAGGCTATTGAACGTGCGGACATCGCCCGATAGATCATAGCCACCCACGTACACCCGCGCATACCGCGTCAATTTGTTTTTGCCTGCGGCCATTAGAACTCCTCCACATCCAGCGCCAGCGTCTGTTGCAAAAACGCTGGCATCGCTACTGCCATTTGCTCAGCGGCCAGGCCCCGGTCGTAATACTCGGTAATTGGGCCTTCCGTCCGCACAGCCTTGATATTGGTGCCTGCCAGCCCGTTTGCACTCCGCACGTTGGTATTGCCAATGAACGCATTGAACACGGCTTCGCGCCGCGTACGCATGTTGTCCAGGCTGGCTTTCCAGTGGGTAAAACGCTCAATTAGCGTCACCGGAATAGTGTAAGTGGCCTGCTCATCGGCGGTGTCTTGCCCGCTGTTAATGTTGACCGCGTTGGTGATGATGACGTAGGGCGCGGCGAGGCTGGATTGGTCGAGTAAAGACCAATCGTTGATGACCACATCCGCGTCGGCGAACTCGGTCATGGCCTTCAGCGTGGTTTGAATCGCGGCTTGCACCGCTGTTTCGTTCATGTGTTATTCCCAGCGATTTTCCGCACATAGGACGTGCTGATTTTCGCCAGTTCCTCACGCGCCCCCGGCAGCCAGCGCCGATAGGCCCGCCCGGGAAATTTGTTGGGCGGCACGCCGCGCACGCTGCGCCGAAAGAATTCCTCGCCGCCGATGAAGAAGTGCAAAAAGCGCGCTTTCACAGGGCGAATGGGGCGGTGCGCTGGCCCATAAATGCCCGTGCCAGAGATGTGCCAGCGGGCGATTTGCCCCGCCGTAAGCCGGAAGCCTAGCGTCTCGCCGTCGTTGAAAGTCTGATACCCCAACTGCTCTGCGACCGTGTGGCCCGGTCCGCCTGGCGATTCTTCCTGCGCCAGCGTCACATATCGCTTTGCCAGTTCGCGCATGGAGTCACGCCGCGTTTCCAATAACTCGTGATTGGCCTTCGTAAAACGGCCTTGCAGGTCGCGGAACGTTGGGGTGGACCGCAGTTCAAATCCGGCCATTAGGCAAGGGCCTCATCCCAATCGTGCTGAAAGAACTCATCCCCGAACGCGGCCCGCTGAAACAGTGGGAACATCGGATTGCCGCGCTCATCAGTATCGCGGTAGGCCAGGCCACTGGTCGCGCTGTAATTGCGCGCCGCGCCCAGCCGCTCGAACCCAACGGTGTTGGCCTCGATGAACGCCTTCACATCATCCATGATGAGCGCAAAGCGGCCCTTGCCGCCTTCGCTCTTCGTGGTGGGGCCGAACCGCCCTGAGCCGTTGATGCCCTCCACAATCGCGGCGGTTTCCTGCTCCACGAAAAACGCGAGTGAGAGCACAACATCCGCCTGCGTCACGGGGATGGTGAACCCGGCCTCGGCCAGCAGCGCATTGACCAGGCCACTTACCAAGTCCATTTGCCGCTCCACCTGGGTAAGCGTGGGGCGCGTGTTCGCATCAAACACCCCGCTGGTGTTCGCGTAGCGGGGCGTCAACGCGGCCACATCGCCGGTCGTGCCGTAGGAGTTCGCGCCCAGGGTCATCGCCTATTCCGTTTCCACCTGCACCCACACATCCACCGAATCGCCATCATTCGCGCCGGAGACGGTGAGTGTCAGGGTATCGTAGACCACCGGCCAATCATACGAGTCGGTAATCTCGGCACCCGCCACCGTGTGCTCCTGTACGCGCGGGCGAAACCATCCGCTGGTCGCGGCATTGGTCAGGGTGAGGATGGGCATAGTGGGCGGCGCGTCACTAGCCGTGCCCGTAGTTTTCAGCGCGACCACCGTGGTGCCAGCGGGCGGGGAATCGTTATATTTGACGTACACCCCCATAATCATCCCGCGCACCATGTGGGTAGTCGTCACCGTGGCGGTCGAGGTCCCCGCGCCGCCGGTGGTAGGGCCTGTTGACAGGCGCAATACTGAGAGCGTCATTTCCGCTTCGCTTTCTTTTTGGGTGGGGCCACAGGGGCCGGGGCTGCGGCAGGCATTTCCGTGGAAATATCCCGCCCCACTGCTTGCAACACGCGCCCCGCCATGCTGGCTTCGTCGGGCTGCACGCCGTCACGCAAATCAATCACCACCGGTTGCTCGGGTGGCGGCAGGGGCGCATCTGGGGCGGGGAGCGGGGCGGGCGGGTCGGCCTCGCGCACTTCCAAAAACGCCATGCGCGCCGCTTCGGCCTCCGCGCCGGTGGGCACCGCCCGCCATTCGCTTTTCACAAACTCACGCCCGCCACAGGCCGTCATCACGGCCCAGCGCGCGTCTGCTTTCACTCTTGCTTGCATATCTCACCTCATGTGATCGGCTTTCAGCCGCGCTTTGTAGCCTTGCCGTTCAGCCGCGCTTTGTAGCCTTGCCGTTCAGCCGCGCTTTGCGCTCGCCAATCACCGCAAATGAATCCAGGTCAACGCGCAGCTGCGGGCTGTGAATTTTCGCGGCGGCCCGACCCAGCGCCAGCGCCATTTCGGCAGTGGCCCCGAGGCTCAGGGCCACCCGCCATACGCGCCCCAGCACATCCGCGCCGGCCGGCCAGCGTTGCCCAGCAAAATTGACGCCGGTGCCCGTGACCACCGCCAGCGCGCCCGCCGTGCGTAGCGCCTGCACCATCGGAGCATCCTCACCGCCCCAACAGTTCGCCACGAACACCAGCGCGCCCGCGAGATTGGCCTGGCCAATCTGCTCTGCCGAGCAGGCCGTGATGCCGCTATCCCCGTACCAATAGGGCTGGCCGGACATCCCGTGGAGTTTGAAAAACACCAAATCGTGGCCCGCCAAAATGGCCGGGTCAAACGTGCTCAAAACGAGCGGCGGCGATGTCAGCGGTGTTACCCCTGCCATCACCGCCGCCGATGGTGCGAGGCTTTGGGCGGCCACGCAGATGGTCATGTTAGTTGTTGGCGTAGGCCATTTCGAGCCAGTTGGTGCCATCAAACAGCAACAGCAATACATCGTTTTGGCCCAACGTGCGGTCGCCGCCCAGCACCTGCGTGCCGGTGTCCTGAATCACGATACTCGTAGCGGAGGTATTGACCAGCCGCAGCACTGTGCCAGTGGAAACCCCACTGGTAGCGATGGTAGGCGTCACCGTGCCTGCCGATGTCAACGGTTGATAACTCGCGGTGGGGGTGAACGCTGCGCCATTGGTCACCGAGATGGCCGTAGCCGCCGTTAGTTTTAGAAACGTGCCGATGGTGGCCGCGCCACCCGTGGTCAACGCCGCCGTACTCAACGCCGTGGTGGCCGTGATGTTTACGGCTTGTAGGTTGCCCGTCGAGGTGGCATTCCCAGAAAACGTCACCGCGCCCGGCACCGTGAGGGAAGCCGTGCTGAGGGCCGTAGTCGCCGTGATGTAAGCCGCGCTGGCGCCAACGCTTTGGCTCACCAGCGTGCTCACCGTGAGGATGCCGGAGACAGACACACCAGCAGCCCCCACATCCAAAATCTTCGAGCCACCTGCCGCAACGCCTAGGTTATTTGCGCCAATCCGGTAGAGGCCAGAGTCGGTGTCGTTGGTGAACGCATGGCTCGGCTCGCTCACCGTGCCGTCCGCGGTCTGCAAAAGACTGAAGTTGCTGGCCCCGCCGGTGAGGGCGAGGCCAGTCACATCATTATTGGGAGCACCAATCCAAGCGCCAAAAACAGCCGCCAACACCAGTGCCACAATCACCACGCCATTCGAGAGCGGGTCGTTCAAAAATTTCTTCATGGGGGGGCTCCTTTAGGAATTGCCCATGATGGCCCCGCGCCAGTCGCCATAGGCCACCGAGTAGCGCGCCACCCACTTGTAATAGCGAACGCCGGAGCCCTGGGTGAAGTCATCCCAGAAAATCAACTCCGGCCCGCTGCGCTCTTGCAGCAGGATGGGCTTCACATCCGGGTCAACGAGCACCCAGGCGGTGGAGTCAAACCACGACCCCGGCACCGCCAACCGCTGGATCATCCCCGCGTAGGGGTTGCGCTCCTGATTGGCCGTGTCATAGGCCAGCGGGTTATCGGTGATTTGCGCCGCCGTGCGCTCGAGGTCGAGCGCGTGGACGAGCAGCGAGTGACCGAGGCCGCCGTAGGGTTGCCCCCGGCCATCCTTGAACTTCCCGCCCGCAATCCGCACCGTCTCGAAATTGTCCAGCGAGAGGGAGAGCGCGTACTTGTTGTCCTGCACGGTCTGGTACTCAGCGCCTTTGTCGAAGTGGCTGTCATTGAAAAACGACAGCCCGTCATAGCACGCGCCATAGTTGGTCGTGGCCTCGCCGGAGTTCAGCGCATCGAAGCACAAATAATCTTTATGCTGCTCGAAACGCTTGCCCTGGTTGCGCGCCCAATCTTCCAGGCCGCCCACGCGGTCGTCGTTGATGGCGTTGTGCCAGATGCCCACCGCCGTGCCCCAGTCGGAGTTGTAGACCACGAGATTGCGTTCCTCGCCGCCCAACACCACGATGGGGCCACCTTCGTGCAGGCCGCCCGCGCTGGGGCCACCGGTGCGGCCATCCGTGCCGCCGCCCGCTTGCCCCGCCATGCGCACCGGCCAGGGTTGGCTCCCCAGGTCACCATAAATTTCAAATGCGCCATCGCTGGGCACCGTGCGCGTGAACGCCCCGCGCTTGGGGGCATAGTCTTTCAGCCCCGCCAAAAAACCCACACGCATCCCGCGTTCCAGGTGCGCCAAAATGTCACTGCGAACAATAGGCATAGTCTCAATTTCTCCTGTTCGTTAGGCCGCGCTGGTGGGGCGCATGAAAGCGCGGGCGATGTTCACCCACACATAGGTGTCATCCACATCCACGATGTCGCCCACGAAAAAGTTATTGGTGCTGGTGGGGGTGATGGTGTCGTCGTCACTCGCATACGCGGGCGCGCCGATGTCGGTGATGGCACAGCCGCCCTTGGGGAATCCCCACACGCCTTCGCGGTAGACCGTGCATTTCTTCGAGCCGTCCGCCGTGTCGGCACTGGTCACATCCACTTTTTCCGCCGCCACGCCGCCGAAGATGTCGCCGCTGGCCGCGTTCACCGAGGACGAAAGCGGGCACGCGCGGAAATAGCCATCGGTGTCGCTCACGTCGCAGATGACGATGGAGCCTTTGTAAACCGTGTGGGCCAGCGTGCCCGCGCCAAAATTCGTGTAACCCGCCAGTTTCACCTCGGCGGTGTTCAACCCACCGGGCGGAATGCGTACCGGGCGTTGTTTGTTGGCACTCAAAACAGCCATGATGTTTGCCTCCTATTTCTTCGCCGTGTAGGCGCTCAGGTTGTATTGAGCCAGGTCGCCCAGGCCCAAAATGGGGTTCTTCAGGTCGGCCAGCGTGAACTCGCCGCTGTCCAGTTTCTTCGCCACCTCGGCGGGCAATTCCGCCACGCCGGTCAGTTGCTTGCCGTGGCCTAGCTCGGCATAGTTCACCAGGCCGTCCTTCACCACGCCTTCCAACAGGCCGCCCCAGAATTGCGCTTCATCGTGGGGCAGGGCCAGCAAGCGCCGCTGCAACTCGTCGGCCTTCACATTCTTCAGGCCGCGCGGGGCATCGGGCGTGCCGCTGGTCACGCGGCGGGCGAGGTCCGCCACTTGCGTTTCGCGCTGAATGCGGGCCATGTGCCCGTTGAAGGCCAGTTGCGCTTGCTCCTGCACTGCCTTCGCTTGCTGCTCCATCCAGTGCGCGATTTTCTTCTTGCCCTCATCGCTCAGCACATCCACCCCCAACACCTGGGCCAAATCCACCGGCAGCGCGGCGGTGGGGGCCTGGGGGGGCGGGGTGGTGGGCGGGGCCAGCGGTTGCAGTTGCGCCACCACAGCCGCCGTCAGGGCCGCGCGGTCTTCCGCGCTCATGTCAGCCAGTTTCAACGCCATAGGTTCATCCTCCAATTGAGTAGCGGGCGGCTGCGCCCGCGCTTCCACATAGGTTTCAACGACTTCCACCCACTCCTCGCGGGGCGCGAACACCACCGTGCCCGCATCATCCACCGAGTAGGCGGCCTTAAACTTCTTTTCGCCGACCTCCACAATCGCGTGGTCGGGAAAAACTTCATCCACCATCGGCGCTTCGGCGGGCGCGGCATAAGCCTCGTAGAACGCCCGCCGCACTTTCATCACCTGCTCTTCCATGCCGCCATCGGACAACTGGAAAATGCCGTGCGCGAGTTCAATGGGGCGCAACATCACGCGCCCCTTGCCATCGCGGGTCGCGGGCCAGTTGGTGAGGGTGCCGCCGAGAATGACCTTGTTCGCCAGGTCAACGGTCGCGCTGAAAAAGCGGCGGATTTTCCTCGCCACCAAATCGCGCCCGATTTCCGTCCACTGCGGCACCAGCCGGATTAGGTCGCCTTCCGTGCTGGCCCCCACAATCCAACCCGCGCCATCACCCTTTTCGTGGTCGCGCGCGTCAATGGGCAGCCCGGCCAGTTCACCGCTCTCGCCCTGGGTGGCCGCAATGGCCGCCAGCGTGTTTTCTACGTAGGTGGGCAGGTCGGCGCGGGCAATGGTGACAGCCCGCCCGTGCATGTCGGTGAACTCGCCCACGGCCAGTCCATCAAACGGGCGGCCATCGGTGAGCGCGTCGGCGGTGAGTTCGGTAAAGCAAAAATTACTGGGTTGGTTGGTGCGGTATGGGGGGCTGTATTTGCGGTTGGTTTTGGTCATAGGGTTACTCGCGGTAAAGCACGGCCCGCACGGCGCAATCCTTCGCTTCCAGCAGTTTGCGCAGCGCAGTTGTTTTCTCTGCGTTATCCGGCAGCGTCGCGTCCAAGTGCGAAGCCAACTCGAAAAACGGCAGGCTCACGCCTTGCAATCGTTCCGGCAGGTGCGCGTAGGAGAAAAACTGCATGAGGCGGTTGGGGGCTTTGGGGGAAATTTGGGTAGGCTCTGGCATGGGAATAAAAAAAGACCGGGCGCAACCTCTCTTGGGAAAGGTTGGCCCGGTCAGCATTGCCGCCCGAAGGCGGTCACAAGTAGCAAGACTCGGTTGTTATTCGATTGCGTTGATGGTATTACGTTTTTTTTGGCGTGTCAACCTTTCTGCCGCGAAACCACCGTGTCCCGAATGGTGCTCACCGTTTTTATTTCCACCTGCACCGGGTCACGCGGGTACGGCGGCACGGTGAGGTAGACCACGTATTGCCCAGGCGCGCGGCAATCTCGCGCCATCATCCGCGCCAGGCTCAGCATATCCGGGGGTAAATCGGCTCCGACCAATTCAGGCGGTGTGCTCATTTTTTGGCCTAAAACACGAGAAATCATTACTTTGCTCAATCGCGTGACACAACCTCACGCAATCAAAAATCTTCGCGCCATTGAGCAACGTCATCCACTCTGCTACCGGTTGCCAGCGTTGGCAGTGGGCGCACGGCGGCGCGGCAATGGGCAATGCGCCCGTGGCGTCTCGAAATGTCACCCACGGCTCCCAAGTGGTTGGGCCAAGCGCCGCGCGCTCAATCGCTTTCAGCGCGTCAAATACCGCCAACCGCGCCGCTTGCAACGATTCGTGATTGCGCGCCGTGTCCGAAAATCCGTAATCAATGGCGCACAGTTCCAGCGTCTTCAACGCCGTCACCACGCTGCCCAGCAGGCCGTCGCCAGTGACCAAGCCCTGCCGAATGCTATTGCGGTCGGCGGGGTTTTGCGGATTGTCTGCGGCGATATGTCCCAGCGTTTGCATGGCTACGCTCCCGTGAACGCAACGCCTTCATCGTCAATCAGCCCGTGCTGGCACTTCCACCCCCCACACTCCCACCCGTTGCCCGGCACGCCCGGAATGCCCAGGCGCAGCCACTTGCGCGCCGTGTAACGCTTGCCCTTGTGCCGCTGGCAGTCCACGCAACTCTCGGCCCCGTCCTCGCCCACCATCGTCAGCATTCGGTTTTTTTTGCCGCGTAGCAGCCCCTCGGCATACACCGCATCCAACGTCTTCAGATAGCCATCGGCACGGGCATTGGCCTCGGCCCGGCGCTCATCGGCGCTTTCGGCGGTGTCTTTCACCGTCTTCATGCTCTGGAAAAGCAGGTCAACGTAGGCCATCTCCGCGTTGATTTTCGCGGTCAGCCATTGGTCATCTTCGGGGTCTACCACCTCGCCGCCCCCACTGGCATAGGCCAGATAGAAGACCTCGGGGAACGATTCCACCACCGCCCGCTTCACGCGGTTTTTATACTGGGTGCTGCTGCCCGCCGCGGCGAGATACTCCAGGATGGCGGCATAGATGGCGTCGCCATAGGCCGCCCGCACCACCTCGCGCCCCCGCGCCAATTCGGCGAACAACGCCCGCGCCCCACCGCCAGCGCTCAATTCCACAATTTGCCCCACCCGCTTGCGCGCGGCCTGATACAGCGCGGCCATTTCGCCAGCGGACGGAGCGGCGGGGGGCATGTCTGCGGGCATATTCGGCGTGGGCGCGCTGGTGCTCTGCGCCGTAGGCGTCGTCACTGGGTTGGTGGGCATCGACTCTGGCAGGAACCCAGACCGGCGGCGCACCTCCAGCAGGTCATCCTCGCCCAGCGGCATGAGTCCCTGCATCGCCTGCATGAACGCGGCGAGCTCGGGCAGGTCATAGACTTTCTCCGCTTTGGTGGCCACTAACTTCGGGCGCACGGTCACGCCCGGAAACGCGGCCTTGTTCATTTCGTACAGCCGCGCCCCAAATTGAGTATCGAACTGACCCACAAAGCCCGTCATCATGGCGTTGAAGGCCATCAGCCACAGGGCGCTAGAGTCCTTCAGCGCCGCATACGAGCCGCTATCGCTCAGCGTGCTCATTGCCACCCACTGCATGTTGTACAACGCCATTTTCAGCATGGCGTAATGGCGAATGGCGTCGAGAATCGAACCGGCGGACCCGAACGGCACATCCATCACCTGCCCGGTGAAACCGTAGGGCCACGCCGCATAGTTGCCCTCCTGGGCGCTGAGGATGGCCCGGGCCGCCGCGCGAATGTTGGTTTTGTCGGCGGCTGTGAGTTCGCCTTTCTCAGTTTTGTTCACGCTCAGGTGGCCCGCCGCGTGCTCATACCCAATGCCCTGCACGACCTCCAGCCCGTATTTGATGCGCTCCAGCCGCCACAGGGATTCCAGCGGGCTGAGGCCTTCGGGGTTATCCGCGTCGCCAAACGCCACATGCACGCTCTGCTCCAGCGGCAGGCGCACGCGCGCATGGGGCGGGTCTTGCTGCCACATCCCCAGCAAGCGGCCCTTGGGGTTCAAGTCCCACTGCTGGAACGATGAGTGGTCGCGGAATCCCAACCGCCGAAACCCAATCAGCCCGTCGTTATATTTGCTCCGCCACGGGTCATCATCCGGCGGCGTCCAGCCCGTCTGGCGCAGGCCCGGCACGGCCTCCCACCACGCCCAGCCCATGAAGGGGGCCTGGCTAATCAGCGTGTCGCGCCAGCGTTCAATGCCTCCCTCCAGGTCATCCAACACCTGCTCACCGAACTCCACGAATTTTTTATCGTCATCGCTGGGGTTGGAGGGCAACTCCCACCGAATGCGTACCCCTGCCGCCACGGTGCTGAATACCCCGCGCACGACCGCGACCTCCGGGTCACTGCGGCGCAGGCGGTTATAGAGCGGGAAGACATTTGGCCAGTACAGTTCGGCGTTGTATGCCTTCGCCACAAAGCCGGAGAACTGGTCGAGGCCGCCGGGCGAGCCTTGTTCGGTGTAGTTTATTTCCATCGTGACTCATACTCCTCAACTTGGCCGAGGCCAGAAACATCGTTCCAATCGGTGCCGCCTTCGGTAAGTTTGTTAAACGCGCCCGCACTGGCGTCGGCTTGGTCGCGGTATTTGCCGTTGGGCACAGCGGCCATCTCGTCAATGTAGGCCTCATTCCACTGCCCACGCACCAAAAACACATTGCCCGCCTCGCACTGCACCGCGAAGGGGTCTAGCCGTTCATCTTTGCCGCCGGTCACTTTGTCCACATGAATCGTGTGCCCGGCCAGGTTCCGCACGGTGCTCTCCGCCGACTCTTTGCCGCCGCTGCCCGGCTCCTGCTCAATCCAGTGGGCTACCACCGCCGCGCCGCGCTGCCGGTCGGCCTCGGCTGTTTGCCGGATGACGCGCTCCCGGTTCAATGCGCTCCATTGGCCGCGCACCACGTGCTCCACATAGAACTGCTTTTCGTGCTCGGCAATCAGCACCCCGGCGGTAAATTTCCCGCCGTCATCCGTGCCAGCCTTGTCCCAGTAGCGCACACGCCGGGCCTCGGCAGGGGCCGCGTCCACGAACTTGCTCAGCCAGGCGCGCTTGATGCGGTTGCCTTCGCGCGCCGTGGGGCGCTGCTGGTAGAGGCTCTGGAACTGATACTGCCCCAGCACTCCCCGCGTTTTTTGCAGGCGCTCTACGTCAAACTTGCCGGGCCATAGCGCCTCGCCGTCCTGGCGTGGGTCACCAGGGGTAGCAATATCCGGCTCAAACAGCGCGGGGAAACTCACCACCGTCCATTGCTCGGCGTTGGGGTCCGCCGCCGCCTGTTTGAGAATGCGCCCGGCTAAATCGTCCTCATGCCACCGCGTGGTGGTGATGAGGATGCCGCCGTTGCCTTCCTGCCGCGTGTAAAAGTCGCTGCCATACCACTCCCACACGCTATTGCGAAACGCTTCGCTTTCCGCCTCTTTCCGCCGCTTCACCGGGTCGTCAATAATCCCGAAGTGGAAGCCCATGCCGGTGATGCCGCCCCCCACGCCCGCGCTACGGTACGATCCGTTGTGGCCCACAATCTCAAAAATATCCGAGTTGCGGAGGTATGAACCCGTAGCCACCGTGCGAACATTCGCGCCAAACAACTGGCTCTCGGGGAATAATCGGCGGTACGTGTCAGAGTCGATTATGCGCTGCACATCCCGGTTCATGCGGCTGGCGAGGTCGGCGCTGTACGAGCAGGCGATGACGTTGGCGTCGGGCCGCTGCCCAAAAATAAAAGCGGGCAACCGGCGGCTCACCAGTTCGCTTTTGCCGTGCCGGGGCGGCATGAAAATCATGAGCCGCTTGATGTCTCCCGCCACAAACCTATCCAGATACCCGCACAGCACATCATGGTGCCAGTTGGTCTGGTAGTCTGGTTTGGTGAACTTCGTAAATGCCAATACCCGTCGCCGGGCTTCACGCCGCCGCAGGATTTCGCGGGCCGCTGCCGCTTCCGTCACCGTGGCGGCTGGCGATTTCCGCGAGCTCATCGTCAGTCATCTCCTCTGCCGACCGGCGGCGCGTGATTTCGTGGGCCACAGTTTCTCGGTAGACCTTCGGCTTGTGCGCCTTGAGTAGGAAAATAATCAGCGTGTCGCTGTACTCCGTCACCGTTTCAGTGGCTATTTTCTCTCCGAGGTAATAAATACCTTTCTCGCGTTTCACCCCATGCACCGCGCGGCGGTAGGCTTCACCCTCCGCCACTTCAATCGACTCCAGCAAAGCGTCATCCCACGCCTTCTCAAATTCTGCGTCCTCCGCCCGCACCTCATACACATATTGCCGATTCACCCGCGCCGCTTTGGCCGCCGCGCTCACGTTGGGCGATGCGCGCAACGCAGCCAAGAACCGCTCCCGCCAGGCTTTCAGGTCGGGGGCCGGGGGCGCGGGCGGATTTTTGGCCCGCTTCTGACCTTTTTTAGGAGTCGGTTTTGTCGGTTTGCGCGGCATTTTACAAATTCGGTTTCTGCCAACGCGCAATAATCTGCGCGTTCTGGCTGCGCGTATTACTTCTGTTCAATTGCGCGGCTTGCGCGGCGGTAAATCCATGCGCCCGCAACCACGCTTTTTGTGCGCCCAATTCGGTTGCGCTAGGGTTGCCATGCGGCGGTTTAACGACTGTTGATTTTCCGGCCATTAGATTGCCATGCTCCAATTTACAAAATACTCCGGGTCTGCCTCGACCAATGCAAATGAATCGTCCGAAAACGATGCTTCGTAAACTACCTCGTTGGGCGCGGCTGGCAAATTCGCGCCTGTTACATCGGACGAGGCCAATACGCCCGGAATGTCGCTAATCCTCGGGCGATACCGTGTCTCAATTGTCAGCCCATCGCCAATCATCGGCGTAGTCACTGATGCACGAATCATATTGTCTCCACGACAAACTCGTCCGCGGCATGCGTAGTGCCTTGCTGCAATGCTAGTCCGGCATTCTGAGACGCGGCGAATAGGGCCGAGGTGTACGTCAGCACGCCATCCAAAACGTTATCGGAGTAGTGTTTTGCCGTGATAACGTTGCCATTCAATTCTATGCTGGCCTTCCCAACCCCGCTCGGCACAAGCGCCATGCTGGCCCTCTGGGTGAATCCGCCGTTGTCCTCGATAATCAAAAAGTTTGTGGCAGTGTTGTACGTAAAAAAACTGTGGGTGGCGTCCACAACGCGCAACGCTACGCCGCTATTTATGTTTGTGGTGAAAGTCGCCGTCACCCGGTATAAATCCGTGCGGCCCGTTGGAATACCGACAGCCCGGTTTGACGTGGTGTTGTTATAGGCTTTGTTGCTGTCAATTCTATAATCCGTCGCGCTCCAACTCCCGCCAGGGATATTGATAGGGCCTGGGGTATGCGCCGCGAGCGTATCTCCGTTGGGGCCGGTGAATTTGTCGTAAATCAAAATGGGCGATTGCGCCATGTGTTTTCGCCGCCAGCGCCACTTCTCCCGCCGCCGCATGAAGTAGCCTGCCCCCCAAATTGATAACGGAAACGTGGGCGCGCTCATATCATTTCCACGGAAATAACCGAGTTATCCACACGAACACTCCCCACACCCGCGCATGGCGCTGGCGCAGATGGTGAGCCGCATGACATTCGTGGCAAAGGCACACGAGGTCGCGGGCCGGTTCGCTGCCGAGGTTCTCATACGTGTTGTGGTGGACCTCCAGCACGCGGTCGGCGCGCCCGCACAATTGGCACTTGAACCCAGCCCGCACGCGCGCGGCGTGGGCCTGGCGTTTCCAGGCTTGGCTCTTGATGTAGACGGCATAGACCGGGCGGGCCATTAGTATTTCTCGCGCAATGTGGCCGTGACGCACCACTCCGTAGACTGCACGCCGTTGTTTTCCCACCCAAACACCAGTGTTTCGCCGGGCAATAACTCCACTTCCCCAGGCAGAAAATTCAACGGCAATTGCGTGGCCCCGTTGGACAGGTAATACACCCGCTCCGGGTTGGTGGACGACACCGTCGTGGCCGTGGTGCTCACCGCCAACGGACTATTCAATTGGTCATAATCGGCATAGGTGCGCGCGCCGGCCGTGGCCCCGTTGCGGTAAATCGAAATTTTTGAACGGGTAGCCCCCGCGCTCCCGCGCGTCAGCACCAGCGAACGCAACTCCACCGGCACACGATTATTTTGCGTTACCGGGCCAGTCGCGTTGATGGTGTACAACGCTTTGTTGGAAATCGTCAGCGCGTGATTGTTGCTCGTGTCGGCTAGTGTTCCGGCGGCATCAATGGGGCTGTAAAGGTCAAGCGGGTGCAGGGGCAGTTCGTCCTCGCCCTCGAGGAACGCCATCGCGGAAGGCGTGTACATCACCACATCGTAGGCGCTCTCGCCGTTGCTGACCTCCGCGCTCACGGGCAGCGTTGGATTTTTGATATGCACCAACGCCGACGTGGCCGGGTATTGCAACGTGTTGACCAAATCGTAGGCCCCCACGCGCCAATTGGGATTGAGCAGGTAATACCGCACAAAACCGTACCCTAGCCACTGATAGCGCAACTGGATGGGCAGCCCAGTCGCTTTGTCCCACGTCACCGCTTTGCCATTCCACTCCGATTCGGGCGTCCAGTGGTCTACCCCGCCCCGGCGGCGCAGCGTGCCGAAGGTGGAGCCACTGAATCCAAACCCAAACCCATCATCCACATCCCCGATTTGAATAATCTGCTTGCTGCCAACCGGGGCCGCTGGGTCAAAAATAGCCGTCACGCGGAAAAGCCCGCCCATGCCGGGCAGGTAGCGCAGGCGCTTTTTCGTCTCGATAACTGCGGTGCGCGAGGCCGTGCCGGTCGTGCTCAATTTGAACCGGTTGTCGTCCACGGTCACAGTCCCGCCGGACGTGCGCGCAGTGCTGTACAGCCGCGTGTTCACCGTGTAATCCGCGCGCCACCCTGCTTTTGGCGATAAACGCGCAGTGAGCAATTCGCCGAATGAAGTCGTTGGCGGCATTAGATGTCAATCTCCGGCATGGCCGCTGATAATTCGATAAACGCGCCCATCGTTAGCCCAACATGGGCGTTGGCTTCGGGGTCAAAAACCCGCACAATTACCTGATTGCGGTCAACACACTCGCGGGCCAGCAATTGGCCCAGCGCGGCGAGGGGACGGGCGGCGCGCACCAGTTTGACGGCCTGCTCGCGGTTGAGCATGAACGGCAGTTGCGGGACGGGTGTTGAATCCGGATGGCACTGGCACGGCGGGGCTTTGGCCAGGTCGCCGTGCCAGCAGGTGCAGTTAATGGTCATAGCCGCCACCTCCCAGCGCCTTGATGGTATTACGCATTGAATTCAACTCATTAGTGTGCTGGCATAAGCCCGTTTTCAACTGCTCCAACTCTGCCACCAGCGCCTGCACCCGCTCCGGCAAAGGCAGATCAGGGGCGCAATCGGCTGGCAGCGCCGCGCGAATGGCGTTTAGCATGGCCTGGGCATGGTCATTTGGGCCGCCAATCATATGGCTTTCAAGGCCAAGCACTTCGTCATCATGCGCGGCGCTGGCGAACACCCCGCCGCGCGTGTCGTCTGATTTAAATATGCTCATCGCTGTTTGCCCTCCTGCCCCCACACCGTAAAAAAGTGCTGGACGACATATGCCATCACCACTCCCAACCCCAACGGCACAAAGCCCGCCCAGAAGCGCAGCGTCAACCGCGTGCGTCTATCCGGCACGTCCTGGAATTCATCCCCCCAGGCCAGCACCGAGGGCCAGCCCGCCAATACGCCAATGGCACTTCGCATGAGGTTGCCCCACCCAGCGGGCAGGACATCCAGCACCGGAGCGGCCTGGTGCAAAACGAAGCCGAAGAGAAACAGAAAAATCGCCCGGGCCATTTTCGACACGACTATCCTCCCAGCGGGCCGGTGCGTTTCAGGCGGCCCACGTCAGCGCGCAACTGACCAATCTGCTCATTGAGTGAGGCGCGCTCGCGCACCCACGTCTCACGCTCATTGCGCCATTGCTCGCGGTCAGCTGACCACGCGGCACGCTCTGCCGCCCATTGCTCGCGGTCAGCCCGCCACTGCTCATACTGCGCCTGATATTCGGCGTTCTGTTCCTCGAGCCGTTTCGCCAGCGTCTCATTGGATTGGCGCAGCACGTCAAAATCATCCTTCTTGGCCGCGCTCTTGCTGGCACGATTCTGGATGACGGCATTGACGGCCACGCCAATCAGCGCGCTTATACCGCTCAAGCCGCCGACCGCGCCGAAAATCAGCGCCAATTGCTCTGGGGTCATTAGGCCGCCGCCGCGTCCTCATAGGCGATGCTGCCAATGACCACCAGCAGCACCGCATTCACCGAGATAGTCACGTTTTGAGGAACTTGGAAATATGTGCTGACGATGGTGTTGCCCAGCGCCAGCACGGCGATCCAAAATTTACGGCTGCGGAGCAAACCCTTAAACGGATTTTCGTCTCTGGTCACCAACACCAGTTTGGCGGGTTCTGGTTGAAGCGTGGGGTCTTCGGGCATGATGGTCTCCTAATAATTAAAAAGCCCGGCTCTCATTTGAGAGCCGGGCTTTGTGGGCAAAGGCGGGCTAGGGCGGGGCCGCACATGCAACTATGTTGGGTCTTCCCGCCCATAGCGGTCTTCGATTGCCTTCGCCATCATAATTAATGCGCGTCGCAAAATCAGCCAAAAACGGCGGTCACGGTCAGATTGACCGGGGTGTGAAGTTTGCGAAGTTTGCAAAGTTTGAGAAGTTGGCAAAGTTGGCAAAGTTGGCATACAGCAGAATATAGCACAAAACTAAAAAAAAGATACTGGCAGATAAAAATCATGCTACAATCCAACCATCCCCTCGAACTTCCACGCCCGCCCCGGAGGCCGCCGTGACATCCCCTTCTGCCCACAATCTATCCGCCCGACTGCGTCATGTCGAACGCGCCATCATTGAATTCATCGTGGCTTTTTCGCCGTGGTTGGCCCCCGCCATCCCGGCTTATCTTGTAGCGCACAATGCCTGGCGCTACCTGGCCCAGGGCACCGAGGCCATTGATGTCGGGTTTGTCGTCGTCACCGCCCTCGCGGTGGAGTTGGTGGGCCTCAGTGCCGTGCATACCGCGACCGAGTTCTGGACATGGAATAGCGAAAAACGCAAAAGCGACGACGCAGCCCCATTCATCGTGGCCGCCGCCGCCGGGCTGTTTTACATCGTCATTGTGCTGCTGGTGAATGCTGTGCTCGAAGCAACGGGTGGAGACATCACCGCCCGCATCACGGCGAAGGCGCTGCTCTCGCTGCTTTCAGTAGACGCCGCGCTCATCATCGCCCTCCGCAGCCAGCACGCACGGCGACTAGAGGAAATCGCCGAATCGAAGGCGGAGAAACGCGCTGGCGGACGGCCAGACGCCGGAAACACGCCGGAGCCTGCCGCGCCCGCCGAAAAGTCGCCGGAAAGTCGCCGGAACGCTCCGCGCTTTCCTTCCGACTGGCGTGACCTCACGCCGGAGCATAAACTCGAACTTGCCGGAATGTCGCCGATAGAAATCGCCGCCGCCGCTGGGGTTAGCGACCGGAGCGGGCGTGAGTGGGCGCGCAAGCTGCGCGAGAATGGATTCCACCATGAAGAATCCTAATCGGATGCTCATATCGCTGGCTCTGGCCCTGGCCGCCTGCGCGCCGCTGGAAACATCCACGCCGCTGGCCCCCGCCAATGCGCCACGGCTCGACGCCCCTGCCACCGCCGCGCCCGACTACGCCGCCACCGCCATCGTGGCCGATGCCGCCGCGCGCTACGCCGCTGGGGCTACCCAAACCGCTGAAGCGGTAGTGCAGGTGACGCGCGCCGCTGAGGCCACCGCCACCAGCGCCGGAGCCACCGCCCTATGGTCAGGCGTGAGCGCCGCACAAACCCAAACGGCGCTGACCGCCACCATGCAATTCGTGGCCGGACAGCAGGCCACCGGCACCCAACAGGCAGGAATTGCCACGGCCACCGCCAGCGCCGCCGCGCCCATTGCCACCGCCACCTACCAAGCGCAGGTGTTGCGCCAGGCGGAAGAGAGCCGCAACGGCCTGATTTTGCTGCTGGTGAGCGTGGCCCTGTTTGTGTTTGTGGTGGTGGTGCTGGCGATTGGGGGCCAGCGGTGGATCATCAGCCGAGGAATTGAGCGGGAGCAGGCCGCCGCTGGCGCGCGTGCCATCTCCGAGGCCCAGGCCGAGAAAATCAAAACGGAAGCCAAACGGCAGGCCACCATCATTCACCAGCTGCCCCCCGCCCCAGGACGCCCTGGGCGCATCGTGATTGTGCTCGACGGCTACGTGACCCAGAACATCCCGTTGCCCGCGCCGCCCACAAGTGACCCATCGAGCGAGCCGCCGTGCGAGCGGATTTCATCCGCGCCGCCCGTTCCCGGCTACGAGCCAGACGACGCCCCCTATATGACGAATGCCCAGAAACAGATGATTGCGTTTGTCGAGGACGCCATTGGGTCGGCCAAGTTTGGCGGCAAGTCCAATTACATCCCAACCGATAGCGACATGGGGCGCGGCGGGGCCGACTGGACGGCGCGCGTCAAGACGCTCAAAGAAATGGGCGTGGTAGAGACCAGCACGGGCCGCCCCGGCGCTGGGCAGTATGGCACGCGCCTCGTGGCCCGCCGCGCGCTCGATTTAAACAATCTGTTGGATAAATTGCAGAGTGGGGCGCTTGTGGTGCCCGTGCCGTCGGAGGTGGTGGTGTGACCGCCATCAGCAATGGCGAACTGCGCCGCCGGGAAAACGCCCAGCGGCAGGCCGCCCCGCCGCCCACTTGCCCAGCGTGCCTGGGGAGCGGGTTTTACGATGTGCCCCTGGTGACGGGCGAAGTGCGGCGGGTGCTGTGCCGAATGACCGACGCCTGCGCCGCCATGCCGACCGCACAATGGAGTGGGCGGCTCAGGAATGGCTATCGGCGCTGGTGGAATTTGTCGCCACGCCCCACCCCACCCCTTCCGAAACGTTCCGGGAAACGTTCTAAATGGCCCGGAACGTTCCAAAACGTTCTCTTGGAACGTTTTCTGAGCGGCAGAAGGGGTTTTATCCGCGAGTGGGGGAGTGTAACAGGAAATTGACTTTTTTTAGTTTTCTGCTACACTTCTGCTATCGGTGTGCTTGGCGGCACTCCCCCGCAATACAAAACGGCCTCCCCTAACGTGGGATGCCGTTTTGCGTTTAATCCCTTGGCGCGCTACGGAGATGTGCAAGTGCCGTCACTGTAGCGCCAACACGACACCCCACCATGCCGCGAGCACGCACCCTTACCGGTGGCCGAACTAGATGTGCCATCCTTGCATGTCGCGCCGGTGCGGTAGCGGGAGACGGGGATTGTGGCAGTGGCCGCCGGGCGGCGCGTTGGGGCGACTGTAGGCCGCTGTGTCGGAACAGATATTACTGGCGTGATGACAATGCGCGTGGCCGTTGGCGGGCGCACGGTGATTGTTGCTTTTGGCGTGCGAGTGCGCGTGACGGTTGGGGACCGCGTAATGGTCGGTGTTTGCGTTACGTAAGTTGGTCTTTCCGTCCAGGTTGAATAGGGCTTGTTTGCCGTCGAACCCGCTGAGTAATGTGTGGCAGTGGGCCCGGCGCGATTGTTGGTTAACAACAAAAACGGGTTGCAAAATGCTAAGGCGCAGATAACAAACATGGCAATCAGCAAAAGCGGAGAACTTCGCTTTGTGATTTTTATTCGTCTTGGCATGGCCCTGTCCCTTATAAATCGGCTATTTGCACAACACTTTTATCAATCGGCCATCGATGCGCTTGGCTATGTCAATAATTTCGTCTTCTGACATGCCGTAAATTTTTACACTCACAAGCGAATTACATCGAACAAATGCAACATCGTGCCATCCTCCTATTTCTTTTTCGCTCAATTTTTTCGCACTGTCGGCAAAGCCATCAATTGACGTTCCGCTAAACAGCGATTGATAAGCACTTGTTAATGCTGAATTATCTCTATAAACAGCGACAAACACATGCCCCTGTTTGCTATATCCAATGTTCGTTACCGGTTGAAAAACTACTAAATCGGGCGTGGGCAAAGATTCGTAATTGCTATCTTTAGGAAATGCCGTTGTAAATCGGCCACTTCGCCAGTTATTCGACAAATCGCCTTCCTGAAAAAGTGAAGGCTCAATGTCGGGCCGCAACGATTCAATTGGGAAAAGCGTGGCAGTTGGCTCGGGTGTATTGGTGGCTACTTGAGTTGGGGTTGATGCTGCCGCCTGTGTCTGCGCCACCCCCGCTTCCACCGTTTGCTGCACCGCCGCTGGGGAAGGGCCACAGGCCGCCACCCCCACCAGTGCCAAGACCGCCGCCACCCAATATGCTGCCTTCATAATCCCTCCGAATTTCCTTATAAAAAATTCACGCCCGCAGCGCGGCCCACACGCGCCAGGCCGATTCCAGCCAAATAGCGAGTGTCACTAATGCCATTATGCCAATGGACGCAGCCAGTGGGGCAAGTGACAGCCAACACACCAATAAATTGTCAGAAACAACCCCAATCCGCATGAGCAGCATTCCCTCGGCATAACTCACCACACTGATAATTGCCAACCGCGCATAGCGGTTTCCAAGTTTTTCAAAGAATGGGTTGAGGGCCAGCAGCCGGTCGCGCCAAGTGAATGGCGGATTTTCGCGGGCTTCTTCCCGCTCCATCTGAGTCAGCACAAACAATGGGCGGTCAAACCCGCGATAGTGCCGTTCCAGCCGTTCTGCCAATTTCCGGGTGCGTTCGAGGTCACTGTCAGTCGTCATGCTCAAACATTCTCAAGAATTTTTCGCGCTTGGCGGGTGGCAGGGCCATCACTCTTTTTTCAAACTCTTTTTCTTTTTGGTTTGAAACTCTGGTTGCGCGAAGCCCAATCCCCACCAGCACGATTAGGCCGAAGGCAACCAGCGCCAATTCCATTATCCGCTCGACTGATCCAAAGCGTCGGCGATGCTTTCGCTCAACGCCAGCACCCGCTCCCGCTTTTCGGGAGGCAGGGCCATCACACGATTGATGAAATGCTCAGTAGTTGAATCTAACTCGTTTTTTGAAACAGGGGGTTCAGTTAGTAACCCAGCAAATAAAAAAACTCTCCACTGGGGCATCTTAAATGCCGATGCAATCGCTCGACAAAGGTCGTCTCCAGGTTGACGCAACCCGGTAATGAGGTTGCTGATTGTTCCTGGGCTTGTTTGAGAAGCCCTGGCCAAATCGGATTGCGACCAACCTCTGGAATCTAATTCACTTTGAAGCCAAGTCGAAAAAGTTGTCACTAGAAACATATTCGCACACAAAGTTACTTCATTGGCGAAATATATTATTCGATATTGACAAATAATAGCCGCGAGAGTATACTTCAAGAGAATTAGATTTTGAACGCATTAGACGTAAG